TGCCTCAAGCGTTTCATCGCCCTCGTACCCTGCTGATAGCAGATGCTTAATAAAGGTTTCCCAATTCATAGTTTTCTCTCTAATACGGTTCGCGTGTTTGCTTTGCACAGCATGAATCGGGGGAAGCCATCCACGGAGTTGCTTGCTTATTGCAACCTAGTCTAATTTCAAACGAGCAACGCGCCCGTCTATTTGTAAACGTTTTCTTTCGGTGTTCTCTTGCATTTGTCCGCTATCAATTTTCCAAGCGTCGGCAAGCCATTTATGGTTTTTCGCTACTTGCATAACCAAGGCATCTTGGTTTGCAGGCACATTGACGACTGAAAACTCAAGCAGTGACCATTTGGAAATAACATTGCGGACATCGCCGCCAAACTTGTTTAAGTCCTTGTCACTCGGTTCTCTCGCTTCCAGAGGGATAAATCCAACCGAAAACGCTTTCAGAATCCCTTGCTGAAACAGATTAAAAACCGTATCGGGTATCCACTCAACGCTACTTGGATGTCCTGCGGGTCGTTCTGCAAACTGCACTTCGGCAATGATGCCATCAGATTGTCGCTTGACAGACAACGCTCGACCAACTGGCAAGCCGCCTTGATCGTGGTTCAAAAGCACAACAGGATTCTTGCGAAAGTCTTTGAGGTCAATACCGCTTGGCAATAGCACTTCGCCATCACGGTCAATGGATGTTGTGCTAATCTTTGCCGTGACAGTTCGTGGCTTCATCGCCTTTGTGTCTTTTTCGATTGTTACCTCAAACAACGCAAGGCGCTTTTGTTCACCTTTTATCACCAATTCTTCGATCGCTGTTTCAGTTTCTTCGCTCTGTTCTTTTTCTATTTGTTCAATCATCTTCGTTATCCCTTTTCCAAGTGTACAAAATCTCGTTTATCCTTCTGAGTATTCCTGAACCCCACTGTTCTTTACACAGGGTAGTTACTTCGTCAAGTTGTCCATTCCATTCCATGTAGATTGCTTGCGGGTGTTCGTTCATTTGTTTGCAAACAATTACTATACGGGAAGGCTTTTTAGCAGTCATGGCTATAAATCCCATCATGTTAGGCACCTCCGGTTACAATTACAGGTAAGAGATCGCACAGACAGTTTGGGTGAATTGCAGGTCCTTGCAGTTCCCGATAATCTATTACCATGGTTCTTTTGCCTGCGGTTATCTTTCCAGGAAAACTTACCAACGGCGTATTCAGTTTAAGGTTTTTACCTTTCCACATTTTAGAAATTGCTTCACAGAACACACAAGCCTCTGGTGCAAGCAAAAACTCCTTACCCATCACAACGCCACTTTGTTTCCAACCTTCAATTTGTCCTGCGGTTCGAGCAAAAGAAGTTTCGGTTCGAGCAATTCTTTGTGCTTGGCTCTTGCTGAACACTCCTTTGCCGTATCGCTTCATTTCTTGCAAACTTTTAGCCATCTGTCCCGTGGTCAACTTGTCGCCGATCCCTTTTGCCAACAGTTTCCTTATTTTCTTTTGATGCGTTGCCGTTGCAACTTTGCCCACTTGTGCCGTCTGTTCTAAAATAAACGCTTGGGCGCGTGCTGCTTGAAGATCAAAGATGGTTGACTCTGCAACGGGCGCGGCTTTGGACGCCAAGCCTTCGGTGACAGATTCTATCGCCGCAGTACCCGCTTCCTCAACAACGGCTTCCAAGTTGTCGTGAACAGCGTCAGTCATCTCCTCAGTCCACAAAGCCATCCATTCGGCGTTCACAACCTTGTCGGCAATCTTATCGTTTAGCGGAGATTCAACATCTTCTAAACTTTCGATAATATCGTCAGCCATTTTCTGCTGAACGGCGTAAACATCTTTCACAAACTTTGGGGCTACTTCGAGTTCCTCGAACCCTTTTCCGCACCCGCAATCCAACACGTCATTGCCGAGCCACAAGCCTTTTTGAGACACCTCACTCACCTGTTCTGATTCGACTGTTTTTGTCTGCATTTCTTCGGCGGGAGACTTATCTAATTCGCCCATTTGCATATCAGCACCAACAAGATCAAGCGGCACAACGTCTAAGCGGAGCATAGGTGTTTGAGATTCAGGCGTGTCAAGCAAAGTTTGCCCTTCCATTTCTCGAACATCGTCAACCGAATAACCACTTTGGAGCATGGACGCTCGTTCTTCTATTACGATTCTTTTATCTTCGATGACAGGATTGTCATGCACCAAAATCAATCGGTCAGACCACATCGGGACGAGTTGTTCGTTCAGTGTATCTTCAACCTTCTGCACCATCGGCATAATTGAATTGCGTAAGAATGTAATGCTGCCTTCTTTTGCGTTGGCAAGGTTTACGTCATCACTTGTGATAAGTGATTTTGGTACACCGAATGCAATAGCGATCTTATCTCGCAGAACATTATCTTGTTCAGCACTTTCAAGATCACGCGGCGTTCTGCCAAGTGGAGTGATGCTTCCTTCACCAGAAAGAATTGCCACGTTTTCGCGGCGGTTGAATAGTTTGGAAAACATCTTGCGCCACTCGCTTCTAAACGACTTCTTTTGATCTACGCTCATTCCGTTCTTGGCTGTCACAACATAATCGGGCGAACCACCTTTGTTGTATATCCAATCTATGAACGAGGCATGAGCGAACTCGGCATCAACTGTTTTAATCCAAGCCTCCAAAGCGCCGAACCCACCAAGCGGATCGAACGGATCAAAACATCTGAACCACAAAACGTCCTCGGGTTCGAAGTTTTTCTTGCCTGACCCTGTGCCATATTCAAAGCCGCCAACAAACTTATCTGCATCGGGCAAGACTTTCATCAACTGCGGCTGCATTCGCCAAATACTTGTAGGTGGTTGGTTTGGGTTTGGTTGCACTTTGGCATGGAATGATCGCCCGAAGATGTCCATGTCGGCATAGATTGATTCACGCCAACTAAATCCTTCGGTGTATGGGTTTACGTTCGTGAGTAAAGTAAGCAAGGGGTGATCAGTCAACTCGATCAAGTTTTCCATGTTGCCTCGAAGTTTGCCTTGCACTTTTACACTTGGCGTTACAGACATTCGACCACGCAAGAACGCCTTTGTTGTTGCATCTAAATCAATCGCACCAAAATTGGTCTTACGCATCTGCTTGGGATTGCCTATCGCATACAACCTGAGAGGGATGTTCGCTGCCGTTTGACTTTTTACCGTAATGCATCGGTGAACCATCATGCCGTATCGCTTAACCAATTCGCTTGCCGACACCCGATTGCCCATTGATACGCGAGGCATTGATCCGCCCGAACCGAAAATTGGCTCGAATACCTCGCGTTCGCTTTCTATTGCCTTGCTCTGTTTATTCCAAAGTGCCATCAGAGATTTTCCCAACTTTCATCTTCATTATCGTACCAGTTCGTAGCGTCAATGTCTTTTTCTTGATTGTCGGTAATGTCCCTACCAGAGCCATTCGTATCAAGAATAAACGGAGTTCGAAGTATGCCGTCTAACTCGACGCACGCATACCTGATCGCGTCCATAGCATGATCGTTTGACTTGATAGGGACATCCCGCACCTCACCGCCTGTTTTCTTCCATTCGTAAGTTTCGAATTCTTTTATGGTTTGCTCGCAATGAGGCTCAACCGTCAATCTTGGAACTCCGTTGCCTGAGACAACCATACGTGCTTGAACACACTGAATGCCACTGAACACTTGATTGTTAGCGGGTTGAACGTACAAGCCCTCGTTTCGCATTCCCGCGATCAGTGAAGCCGCCGAAGGATCAACCACAAATACTTCAACGCCGTGTTGCTCGTTCCATTGTTTTGCGTGTCCGATTGCGTCAGGCTCCAACTGTTTTGTCTTGTACCACTCGTCTGCGATATGGATATTCCCATCCCCATCTTGTTTGATAAGAATATGCACTGCGGGATTAGTATACCCCGCATCAACTCCAACGATACAACGGACAAAGTTATTGCCTTCCTTATGACGGACAAACTTTTGTCTATCCCATCTATCATAGATCACTCCTTCACTTCCAACCCATCTGCCCTCGACATATCTCTTATACGCTATGCCTGTGAACTCGTTAAGCGAATCAAGATAAGATTGCGGAAGAAAATAATTGTCTGCCGACTTGGTTTGTATTACCCGACACTCCTTTGCTATTTGAAACCCACTTGCCAAACCGAATCGTTCAGCAAGAAAATGAGTGGGTGCAGACGGATTACAGGCAGCGTATATCTGATTCGGCATGCCAACATCAAGGCGAATGCGACCTAACAACTGAATGTAGTCTGCCTTAACCAACTCAACCGCCTCGTCAATAGCAACGCCCGAAAGATTATACGAACCAATCTTTTCGGGATCATCGAGTCCAAAATAAACTATTTCGCCGCCACCCTTAATCTTAATTATCTTATTGCTCTTGTTATGACTGTAAGTTCCTTTGGGTAAAACAGGTGGATTACTGCCATCGGCTTCCAGTAAAGTTCTTAACGTGGTTGCCTTTAATGTTACGAGATACTTTCGACACAACCCCTCTCTTGATCCTGCAACAGAAGCTCTTTTAACTAACTTGAAGCAAAGGCTTCGAGTTTTGCCCGCAGCAAAGGCTCCCGAATACAAGATCTCCCTCGCTTCATTATCTCCAACAAAGTCATACTGTTTTGGCAAAAGATTATGCTCAACCGTTTTCATCATCTCGCTTGAAAATTATATTGATGCCGCCCTCTAACTCGGCTGATACCTGCTCCATCACTTTACCTTCTGTTCGATCAAGCAACTCACGCATGAATTGAAAGTTTCCTCTTTTGGCTTCAAGAACAATAGTGTCTGCAAGCATCTCTGCAACCGACTTTCCTTCAACCAATTCTTTTTCAAGCAATTCTTTTAAGAAAGTCGATACACGCTTGCCCTTTGGCGCACCGTCTGGATTGCGAACCTCGCCTTTTTTAATTCGATATTCATTTCCTTCAACAAACTTGCCCGAACTATCCCTGTTGTCGTCTTTATTGTCTGTCATTCTCCGCACGCTCCGCTTGTGTGATGTCGATACGTTGCGTGCTTTAACACAGCCGAAGAATTGTCCTTCCAATCCCAATGTTCCCTAAAGTTTTTATTTTGTTCCCAGACCGCTTTTAGAACTAATGGATCGATTTCTTTTTTTTCCATCGTTCTTATGAGTGCATTTATGTCTTTTGGAAAACAGGTGCCACCAAAGCCATAATCCCCATTACAAGGAACTTGATAATGAGTTTCTCCTATACGACTGTCGGCGACAACTGCATTACAGATTACTTCGAAGTCGGTGCCCGTTGCCATCGAAAGCATCTTTGCTTCGTTGAACACCATAACCTTTGTAGCAAGAAAACAATTAGCAAAATACTTCACCGATTCTGATTCAGTCGGTGTCATTCTAAAAATGTCAATCAGTCCAAAGGCGGAAGCATACAAGTCAAAAACTTTCTCCAACTCGCTTCCAAAGCCACCAATAACAATTCGATCTGCATTCTCAAAATCACTGACAGCGTTTACAGCCGTCAAGAATTCTGGGTTGTGAACTATTTTGAGTTCGGGATATTTTGTTCTAATCTTTGCGGTCGTACCAATAGGCACTGTTGATTTCAAGATCAAGATGCCACAGTTGGTCGCTTTCGAAGCCGCACTAAAAAAGTTGTTTACAATTTCGAGGTTACAATCTCCACCTTCGGCGTGAAGCATCGGAGTCGGCAGACAGACAAAGACGAAGTCACTGCTTAATGTTTCATCAAAAGTGTTTTTCGCTTTGCACTCGTCTATGTCATAAACCCTAACGTCCTTAACTTTCGACTCGAATCCCTTTGCAGTTGCATTGCCCACAAAGCCGTTTCCAATTATTCCGATTGTCCATTTATTCTGCATCATAGTTTTCCTGCATTAGCCTTATTTTCTTGCTTTTAATGTTTTTACTTGTTTGCAACAATTTCATCTTGTGCTTCTTGTTTTTCAGTTTGTCAAAATCAATATCAGTTCTTCGTATGAGTGGGGTGTCAAACTTTCGCCACGCTTTAGCGACAATATGCTGCGGTCGATTGAAGCGTCTATCAGTGCTTACAACGTGATGCCACTGTCGTTCCAAACTTCGAGCCATCTTCAACCTTCCGTCGCCGTGATAAAGTTCGGAGGTATTGCCGCCCTTTATCTGCATTGTCAGCATCTTGAAACAGACAAAGGCATTGAACAAAACTGTACACCAACCATCCCCAAGCACTTGTAAGCACAAGTCTGTATCTTCATTGTAATTGCCTCGCCACTTATTTGGTATTTCATTCAGGATTAAAGAACAAGAATAGACATGGCAATTCAATACGAAGGGTGGGTGCATTTCTGATCTTACAAAAAAGTTGTAGTTCATTCCCGCAATAGCGATATTCGTATAGCGATCAGTAAACTCCTCAACCACATCCATCGCTACTCCCGAATGACATGGAATCCTTTTGTGCTTATACACTCTGCCGAAGTCTGTAATGTTATCGTCTAATTGCCAATGCCTTTTATGTCCACCTTTTGTTGCATGATCTTTGCACCAATTTCTTGCGGGGACAACACTTCCCTTATCTCGAAACGGCAAGACCAAAACACTGTCTGCGCCAAACCGCTTTACGTACTCATCTTTTTCTTGTCGCTCGACTACCAACATAAAAGGAACTTTGTCTTTTTTTAGCAACTCGGCGGTGTAACAGCAATCAAAGCGACCCTTCGAAGGAATGTATATCGGATATTTAGTTTTCATCACTGCTGACCTTTATCAAGCGTTGAGTAAACTTACTCCGAATGTAATTCAAGTTAACCGCTGGTCTACCATTTTGACGCTTAATCTTGACAATTCTTTTGCCCCATCTTTGTTGAAGTTCCCTTACCCTGTAAAGGTATCCATCGCCTTCGTAAGTCTTTTCGTTGCCCCCTGCCGTAACAGATGCCCACTCAAACTGAAAAGCACAAAACAGAATCGTACACCAACCGTCCATTAGTGCTTGCAAACTAAAATCTGTGTCGTGTCCATGAATCCCCCTCCAACTGTAAGGCAACTCGTTCAACACTAACACGCAAGTAAAAGCGGTGGTATTGGTTGTAAAAGGATGGCTAACAGTCGAACCGTACAAGTGAGTTTTAAGTCCAGCGATGGCAACATTAGAATAGCGATCAACAAATTCTTCACAAAAGGGAAGTGCATAAGATGGAGTGCAAGGTTTTCGAGAACCATCTGAAAAAGCGTAAAAGCGTTTAATGTCATCGTCCATCTGCCAGTGTCGCTTGTGTCCTGCTTGTGTTGCGTGATTCTTAATCCAATTTCGTACCGCAACTGCACTCCCGGTGTTGCTAAAAGGCAGTATAAGCAAGTTCTTATCTCCAAACGTCACTGCATATTCTTTTGCTTCTTGTGGCTCTACGCACAGATAGAACGGAACGTTATCATCACGAAGGCACTTGGCTGTCAAGCATCTATTGGGACGCCCCTTTGATAGAATGTAAATTGGATATTTAGTCACCATCCTTATTCCAACTCATCAGGCTCGAACCTGACCGATGAAACATCATCTTTTTCTTTTACAGGAAACCAGATGTATCTTGTCTTGTCTGTTATCACTGCACCCAACAATTCAGCAAAGTCTTTTCGGTCGTCCGTTGTCTCGAAGTTAACCGTCAGGTTGATTCGCTTTTCGCCAACCTCGTATTCAGGCATGCCAACCCATTCGGCGGCAGCATCCATGTCTGCAATTTCGCTTGCGGGTCTAGTTATCATCAAAAGATTAGCAAGCATTTGGTCGGTGTACCCTGTTCCAAGTAAGCCTTCCACATCCTCGTCTTTAATTTCTTTTAAGATTTCAGACAATGCTCTATCGTCTATCTCTGCAAGCAAAGACAACTCGTTATCGGCAGCAAGCAATTTCAAAGCACGCGGTTCATCGGCATCCAAATCAACGCGAACAATAGGCACTTCTTTACGCCGCATCTTTTTAGCGGCTTGCACAACACCGTGGCCTGCAAGAATGTAATTGTCTTTTGAGACAACTATGTTCCTATAAAAGCCATATTCCTTTATGCTTTCTATTATATGTTCAAGTTGATCGTCAGGATGTTTCCTGTAATTACGTGGATGCGGCTGCAAACTATTTATTGCAACAGACTCAGTTTCGAAAGTTTTCATTTTGCACCTCTACTTTGTTTACTTGTTTATCCAACCAAAAAGTTGCTTGAATGCTGCTATTACAAATCTGTGGCACACAACTCCTGCAACAAACGCCATAGCCAAATACATTAAGTCTCGTTCAATCATTTTCTGTTCTCCAATTCTTTTACTTCTTTGCCAATCTTCAAAACATCCTTGACAGTGGCATACGACCACGCAAGGCTTACTGCACCCGTTCCAATCAATACAGGAATCATGAGCCAACTCAAAAAGTTCGCTATGGCATAATTCAAAACTACCAAACATATCCCAATCATTATTGCTCTGCCACCAATCATTGGCAGTCCAATCGCTTTCGTAAACACCAAAGCCAGTATTCCAATCAGTGTCGAAATACCACCAAGCCAACTCAGGACTGATAATTCGTTCATCGCTAACGGAGGACTCCCGACTGTTTCCATCACTGAACCTATCGGGTTCGAACTCGTTGGCATTGGCG